TTAGACATCTGACCGGCTATTTTGGACCTCGATACCGAGGATTCTGACGATGCAAATGGTCGGAATCTCGGTCAAGCTGGACATCAAAGCCTGCACCGCATCGCTGAACGATATAGCTCGCAAGCAGATCCCGTTTGCGACATTCACCGCGCTGAACGACGTTGCTTTCCAGGTGCAACGGGCCGAGACGGCCAACATGGCGGCGGTCTTCAAAAGTCCCCGTCCGTTCACCGCGAAGTCGACGCAGGTTGATAAAGCAACGAGGTCGAAGCCGTGGCTGGTCGTCGTTAGAATCCGCGACGAGGTTGCGAAATACCTGATGCCATACGAGGTGGGCGGCGTGCACGTGCTGCCAGGCCCCGAGCTGCTCGACCCGAAAAACACCAGCCTCGATCAATATGGCCAGTTGCGACGCAACGCGGTGAAGCGGCTGGCTGCCAGGAAACGCGTCTTCTTTGGCACGGTGCATGGTGTGACGGGTTTCTGGTTACGACCGCCTAAGCCGGCGAAGGGGCAGCCTCGTGGCAAGTTGACCCTGCTCATTCGCTTCGGTGCCGCTCTACCGGTCAAACAGCACCTGAACTTCCACACACGAGGGCTGGCGGTCGTCAAAGCAACGTTCGTGGCAGCCTTCAAGAAGGCCATGGTGAACGCGATAGCCACGGCTAAGAAGACGCCGTAGAGCCGGGACGCGCTGATGTCGGACCGCCCAGCAGGCCATCCAGTCGGCACGATAGCCGCGCTGCTGGACCTGACCGAGCGGCGTGTCCAGCAGCTCGCGGGCGAGGGCGTCATTCCACGCAACGGCCATGGCCGATATGAGATCAGCTCCGCGGTGCGCGGCTACATCCGCTACCTCCGCGAGCGGGCGGTCCAGGGTGATCCGAAGGGCGCGGACGAGGTTGGCGCATCGAGGGCGATGCTGCTGAAGGCCAGGGCCCGACTGGCGACGCTCGAGGCCGATCAGTTCGAAGGCCAGTTGCTGCGCCGTCCTGACGTCGAGAAGGCGTGGGGCGCGATCCTGGCCAACATCCGGACCAGACTTCTTGCGATCCCGCAGGCCACGGCCCAGGCGATCGTCCACCTAAACACGCCGGGGCAAGTCGCCGGCCTGCTGACAACGGCGGTGTTCGAGGCGCTTGACGACATCAATGCAATCCCCGTCTACGTTGAACCCAATCGTAGTGCGGACGCAGAACCTGGCGCTGGCGGTGCGCGGGGCACTGCAGGCGCTGAAGCCGCCGCCGAAGCTGACGGTGTCGCAGTGGGCGGACGAGCGGAGGATGCTCAGCCAAGTATCATCGGCTGAACCTGGCCGGTGGAGCACGGCGAGGCTGCCGTATCAGCGTGAGATCATGGACGCGATGGGCGATCCGGGGATCCCGCTGGTCGTGCTGATGACGTCATCACAGGTCGGCAAGACGGAAATGACCTTGAACCTGTGCGGCTTTCACATGGATCAGGACCCGGCGCCGATCCTGGTGATCCAGCCGACATTGGACATGGCGAAGGCGTGGAGCAAGGACCGTCTGGCGCCAATGTTGCGCGACAGCCCGACGTTCCGCGGCCTGGTCGCAGATCCGAGGGCGCGCGACAGCGGCAACACGATCTACCACAAGGAGTTCGATGGTGGTCAGATCACCATGGCCGGTGCGAACTCTCCGGCATCTCTGGCCTCCCGCCCGATCCGCGTCCTGGTCTGTGACGAGGTGGACCGCTACCCGGCATCGGCGGGCGATGAGGGCGACCCTCTCGCGCTGGCACAGAAGCGCACGACAACGTTCTGGAACCGGAAGACGGTTCTTACCTCCACGCCTACGATCAAGGGTTTAAGCCGGATTGAGCGGGCCTGGGAGACCACGGACCAGCGCTTCTACGAGGTGCCGTGCCCGCAATGCGGTGAGTTCCAAAAGCTCGAATGGGGCGGCAAGACGTCGGCCTACGGGATGCGGTGGGGCCAGGATGACAATGGCCAGCACCTTCCCGACACGGTCGTCTACATCTGCCGCCACAACGGCTGCATCATCGAGGAGAAGTCGAAGCCGCAGATGATCCGAGACGGCCGGTGGGTGGCGACGCGGCCATTCAACGGTATCGCCGGCTTCCACATCTGGGCGGCCTACAGCCTGCACGTCAATTCGGCCTGGCCCGCGCTGGTGCGGGAATGGCTGGCGGCCAAGGGCGATCCCTTCACCCGCCAGGCCTTCATCAATCTGGCGCTCGGCCAGCCCTATGAAGACCGCGGCGAGCGCGACATCGGCGAGCTGGGCCTGCTGCGCCGCTGCGAGGTCTGGGCCGGCGAGGTGCCGGGGCAGGTGGCGGTGATCACCGTCGGTGCCGACGTGCAGGACGACCGCATCGAACTGGAGGTGGTCGGCTGGGGCCGCAACGAGGAAAGCTGGTCGCTGGCGCATGAGGTGATCGAGGGCGAGCCAGCCACACCGGGCGTCTGGGCGCAGGTGGATGCGTTCCTGAAGCGGCGATGGCGGCGCGCGGACGGCCGTGAGTTCGAGGTCCTCGCGGCCTGCATCGACTCAGGCGGCCATCACACGCAGCGGGTGTACGAGTTCTGCCGGGCGCGGCTCGGGCGCCGGGTCTGGGCGATCAAAGGCGAGGCTGCGCAGGGCGGGCAGAGGTCGCCGGTCTGGCCGGTCAAACGCCCGACATCGCGGACCAAGTCGACATTCCGGCCGGTGATTATCGGCGTCAATGCGGCCAAGGATGTGATCCGGGCGCGGCTGCACATCAAAGAGCCAGGGCCGGGCTACAGCCACTTTCCGGCGGATCGAGACATCAACTACTTCGCGCAGCTCGTGGCGGAACGCTCGATCGTGAAGTCCCAGCGCGGCCATCACTTCCGGGTCTGGGAACTGCCACCAGGCCGGGCGAACGAGGCGCTGGACTGCCGGGTCTACGCCTACGCGGCGCTCTGCGGCCTGCTGTATTTCGGATTGAAGCTGAATCGACGCGCGGAAGAGGTCAATGCGTCCGGTCCGACGGTGCCAGCGACGGTAATTCCCACCGGAACGGCGCCAACGGTGCCTAAAGGAGCGCCGCAGGCAGTGAAACGCTCTCGATTGAGCCGAATGATAGGCGGTTGATGTATTACTTTGACCAAAACAGAACGATTCTGGCCGGAATCCCGCAAGCGACATTGTTGACGTGGCAGGCGCAGCTTCAGGCCGCGGTGATCAACGTGGCGCTGGGCGCCAACCCCCTGTCGCTGTCCTACAGCCAGGGCGATGGATCGAGCAAATCCATCACCCACAACATCGTCAACCAGATGCAGGCGCAGAACCTGCTGCAGCTCGTCAACCGCTGCCTCGGCATGCCGGCGGCGCGTCGTCCGATGCGGCCGGTCTTCCGCTGATGAACGCTCCGGTTCGTATCCTCGGTCCGGACGGCCGGGCGTTGCCGCCGACACGCCGCCGACACATGGCGCTCGCCGGAACACGCAACACGCCCTACGACGCCGCCGATCTGATGGGCGAGCACATGGCGGCCTGGAGGCCGTTCCTGTGGTCGGCCGACGGCGAGCTGAACATGTACCGCGACCGGATCGTGGCCCGGGTGCGGGACGTCGTTCGGAATGACGGGTGGGCGAGTGGCGCGGTCACCCGCATTCTGGACAACGCGATCGGCGGCACGCTGCGGCCTGTCAGCAAGCCCGACTGGCGCTTCCTGCAGCGGATCTCGGGCAACAAGGGCTTTGACCACGCGTGGTCGCGTGAGTTCGGCATGGCGGTGGACGGGCACTGGAACGCCTGGGCGAACGATCCGGCCCGCTACTGCGACGCGACCCGCAACCAGACATTTAGCCAGATGGCGCATACCGCCTTCCGGCATGGCCTGGTGGACGGCGACGCGATCGCGTTGCTGCCGTGGCTGCCCGAGCGGGTGTCGAGGGGCCGGGCGCGCTACGCAACGGCGGTGCAACTGGTCGATCCCGACCGGCTCAGCAACCCGCAACAGGTGTTCGACCAGCAGACTATGCGCGGCGGTGTCGAGGTGGATGGATATGGCGCGGCTGTCGCCTATCACATCCGCAAGGCGCACATCGGCGACTGGTGGGCGGCATCCCAGGCGATGACGTGGGAGAGGGTTCCACGCGAGACCGGCTGGGGGCGGCCAATCGTCGTGCACTACTTCGAGCACACGCGCGCCGGGCAGCACCGGGGCGGGGCAGGGATCTTCACCCCGATCCTGCAACGGCTGAAAATGCTGGTGAAGTATGACGGTGTCGAGCTGGATGCGGCGATCATCAACGCGATCTTTGCCGCCTACGTCGAAAGCCCGATGGACCCGCAGCTCGTAAAAGAGGCGATGGGCGGCGACGAGGGCTTCGATCGGCCGGACATCAACGGCTACCAGGAGGACCGGGCGCTCTGGCACCGCGAGAACGCGATCATGCTGGGTGGCGCGCGGATCCCGCAGATGTATCCCGGCGAGGCGATCAAGACGGTGACCGCGGCGCGGCCGTCGACCAATTTCAGCGAGTTCGAGGATGCCATGCTGCGCAATGTCGCCTCGGGGCTCGGTCTGTCGGCTCAGCAGGTCAGCAACAACTGGTCGAACGTGAACTATTCATCGGCGCGATCCGCCGCGCTCGAGGCCGGCAAGACGATGGACCGCCGCCAACGGGACTTCTTCGTGGGCTTTGCAACGCCGGTGCGGACCGCGCTGATGGAGGAGATGATGGATGTCGACCACCTCCCGCTGCCGAGCGGCGTGGTGCCCTATTTCGAGGATTGCAAAGCCGCCTACGCGCGTTGCGAATGGATCGGACCGCCGAAAGGCTGGGTCAATCCAATCGATGAGCGGGCCGGGGCCGTCCTCGGGATGGACGCCGGCCTGTCGACGCTGGAACAGGAGTGTCTTGCGCAAGGCACTGATTTTGAGGAGGTCCTCGACCAGCGTGCCTACGAAATAAAGAAGTTTGACGAACTCGGTATCCCCAGGCCGGAGTGGGCCGGGATGTTCACGGCGGTCGAGGCGTCCAAGAGACCGCAGCGGCCGGAGCCGGCGTGAGCCGCTTCCCGTTCCTCGCGCAGCGGCTGTTCAACACGCCACTCGCGGTGCATCCACGCCGAATGGAGGTGGTGATCGGCGCGCTAGCCGAACGCCTGGGCATTGCTTCCATGACGCGGCTAAACGGCGACACGGCCATCCTGAAGCCGGGAGCCTGGCGCGATGGCGATGACTACGACGACTTCGACCGGCCGGGCCGGGTGGCGGACTACGGCTACGACCTGATCGGCGGTGTGGCGGTGATCCCGGTGTGCGGGACGCTGGTGCAGAAGCTGGCCTCCGTGCGGCCATATTCCGGCATGCAAGGCTATGATTCCATCCGCATGGCCTTCAACGCGGCGCTCGATGATCCCGCGGCGAAAGGGATCGTTCTCGAATGTGATTCCGGTGGTGGTGAAGTAGCCGGCTGTTTCGATCTCGTGGACGAAATCTATGCCGCTCGTTCAGTGAAGCCGGTTATCGCGATACTGACCGAGGACGCTTTTTCGGCCGCCTATGCCATTGCCAGTGCCGCGAGCCAGATCATCGTGCCGCGCACCGGCGCCGTCGGGTCGGTGGGGGTCATTTGTGCCCATGTGGACTTCTCCAAGGCGCTATCGGGCGCCGGCATAGCGGTGACGTTCATCCAGTATGGCGCGCGGAAGACCGATGGCGCGTCCGAGAAGCCGCTGAGCACTGAGGCGCTGGCGGTGTTTCAGGCAGACGTTGACACGATGGGTGAGTTGTTCGTCGAGACGGTGGCCCGCAATCGCGGGCTTTCCGCCGACCAGGTGCGCGCCACCGAGGCGGGAACGTTTCTCGGTGCCAAAGGCGTCGAAGCGGGATTGGCCGATAAGGTCATGTCGCCCGACGCCGCTTTCCGCGAGCTGATCGCCAGCCTCGCATAACTCCAAGGAGCTTGTGATGAGACAGACCCTGATGGCGGGCGGCTCGACGTTCGCGCATCTGCGAGCCCGCGACGGCATTGCCGGGGCGAAGGCTGAGAAGGACGACGAAGACGACAAGAAAGAGGCCTCGGTGAAGGCTGAGAAGGAGAAAGACGACGAAGACGATGATGAAGATGACGACAAGAAGAAGGCCGAGAAAAAAGACGACGATAATGATGATGACGAGAAGGCCGAGAAGAAGGCGGCTGATGATGAGGAAGATGCCGCCGCACCGAGGTCCCGTCGCGCCAAGAACGGTGATGATGATGACGAAGAGGATAAGAAGGATGCCAGGGCATCTGCCGCGCGTGCCCGGGAGCGCGCCCGCTGTGCTGCGATATTTGCCACCAAAGCCGCCGCAACGCGCCCGGACGTAGCCGCGCACCTCGCGTTCGGCACCGACCTGCCGCGCTCGGCCGTGATCAACACGCTGAAGGCGGTGGCTGCCGGTGAGCACCGCGAGCAGGGACGCGACCAGCGGCCCGATCTCCGAAGCCGGATGGGCGCGCAGCCGCGATACGAGGTCGGCACCGACAGCGACCGCCCGCAGAAGTCCGGCCCGGAGGCGTTCGCCGCCCGGGTCAAGTTGGCGGACGAAAAGCGGCGCGGCCTGGCCTGAACGTCGTCCCTAACACCCTACAACGAGGATAGCCCATGACCTTCACCGTCACGCCGTATGGCGACAACCCGTTCGTGCCTGGCGCCTTCGGCTATAGCTACAATCCCGATCAGCTCATTGCCGGCGACCAACACCGCGTCACGCAGAACGTGCTGGTGACAGCCGGAACATTGGTTCGTGGCACCGTCGTGGGGCGGACGACAAACTTCAGCATCCAGGCGACCGCCGGCACCAACACCGGAAACGGCACGATCGGCACGATCCTGCCCGGCACCGGAGGCGCTGAGCAGCCGTCGTTGTCCGGCGCCGGCTACGTGCTGGTCGCGACCAACGCAACAACGTTCACGGTCACCGACCCGGAAGGCAACGCCCTGCCGAACGCGACGGTGGGGACCGCTTACGTCAATGCCGAGATCGACTTCACCATCACCGCCGGCGGCACAGCATTCGTCGCCGGGGACAGCTTCACGCTGAGCGTGGCGCGCACCGTCGGCAACTTCATCGCCTGCGTGAAAACCGCCGTAGACGGCAGTCAGGTGCCGGCCGCGATCCTCGCGGACACCGTCACTGGCCCGGCACAGGTCGGCGCCTATTTCACCGGGGAGTTCAACGCCAACGCCGTGACCTTCGATGCTTCCTGGACCCTGTACGACCTCACCGTGGCCCTGCAGGCGCGAAACATCCACCTGAAGTCCGCGGTTATCGCCGCCGATCCTTCCTAACCGGCGCCGCCTCCGCGCGGCCCGTTCCTTTCTCGCGTCTGGCCCCCCTTTTCGGGGTCGCACTGGAGGCACCCATCCATGGTTGGTCTTATTTACGACACGATCGAACTGATCCAGGTCGTTCCGAACCTCAAGCGGCCGGTTACCTTCCTGCTCGAGCGCTTCTTCCCGAACCTGGTGATGAGCGACACAGAGTATGTCGCGATCGACGTCGACATCGGAAAGCGCCGGATGTCGCCGTTTGTTTCGCCGCTGGTCGAAGGCCGGCTGGTCGAACAGCGGCGCATTCAGACGAACGTTTTCAAGCCGCCCTATATCAAGGACAAGCGCGCCCCCGACCTGCGCAGGCCCGTGCGGCGCATGATTGGCGAACGGATCGGCGGAGACATGACCGGTGAGGAGCGCGAAATGGCGAACCTCGCGGCCGAGATGACCGACCAGATCGACCTGATCACCCGGCGCCTGGAATGGATGGCGGCCTCGGCGCTGACCACCGGCACCGTCACCGTGGCGGGCGACGGCTTCCCGACGCAGCTCATCGACTTCGGCCGAGATCCGACGCTGTCGATCGTCCTGACCGGCACCGCGCAGTGGACGACTGCCAACGTCGTCACTACGGGCGGCGGACCCGGCACCGCCACTCCCGCCATGAACATCGACACCTGGCAGCACAACATCCTGAAAAAATCGGGCGCGATCTGCACCGACATTGTCTTCACGACGAGTGCGTGGCAGGGCTTTGTCGAGGATCCGGTCCTCAAGGGCGCGATCTATTACCCGCGCCTCGGTGAATCCGGCAACCTGATCGACATCGGGCCGACCGTCGCGAAGGGTGCCGTCTACAAAGGCCGCTGGGGTCAGTACGACCTGTGGCTCTACAACGAGTGGGCGGTTGACGAGAACAATTACGAGCGCCCGTTGATCCCGGACGGCATGATCGTGCTGACCGGCCCTGACATGATGGGCACCCGCGCGTTCGCGCAGATCATCGACCCAGATTTTAACTACGTCTCGATGCCGTTCGCGCCGAAAGTGTGGACCCAGAAGGACCCCGCCCAGCGGTTCCTGATGATGCAATCATCGCCGATCGTGATCCCGTCCCGGGTCAACGCCTCGATGGCGATCCAGGTCTGCCCGCCGGTGCTGAACTGAGAGGAATAAGCCATGGCGATGAAAGTAATCGAAGGGGCGGCGCCGAGAACGGTTTCGGTCGTCGTTCACCCTCGCCGCAGCGCGGTCTACCAGGTGCAGACGGGCACCAGGCTCGATGATCGGGGCAAATCCGTGCCGCTGATGAGCAACCGCCTGGCGGTTGGTGGAGAGCGGATCGATGTGTCGATCGAGGATGCCGCCCACATGCGAGCCCACGGCTTTCTCCTGGAGGAGAACGTCGCGGAACCGCCGGTTTCCTCTGGACAGGCGTTATCGGCCTGGGAAGACCCCCGCCCGACGATCAATGGCAACGACGGCTCGGTCCTGCGGGGCGGCTGAACGTGGCGATAGACTGGGACACGCTGCTGGTCGGGCCGACCGTCGCCTGCTTCGGCGAGCCGGTCACCTATCAGTCGCAATTCGGCAAGGTCTTCCAGATCGTCGGTGTGTTTGATGAGGCCTACTTCGAACAGGCCCCATTCGGCTCCGGCGAAGTGACGTTTGGCGACATCCAGCTTGGGTCCGTCGTCACGGGCGAGAGGCCCGTCATTGGCGTGCAGCTTTCCGCGTTCCCGGCCGCTGCGCCACCAACCCAGGCCGACACCATCGTCATCCGCGGCGGCCTATATGTCGTCAAAGAGGTCCGCAGCGATAGCCATGGTGGCGCGAAGCTGATGCTCAACCAGCTCCAGGCGCCGGGATGCTGACCGACGGCGTCTCCCGCCAGCAACTGCGGCTGCTGGTGCAAAGTGCTCTGATCGCGGCGAACACGATGGCCGGCAACCGGGTGTTCGACTGGTCCGACTGGCCGACCGCGCCCGAGCTGTTCCCGCTGCTGCTGGTGTGGGCGCCGCGCGAGCGGCGGGTCAACCTGTATCCCGGTACGCTCTGCTTCAACACCACCATCTCGATAGTCGTTACCGGGCGCCTGGGCGGCTCCATGCCCGGCCCGGTTGGCGTGGCGCTGGAAAACCTCTCCGAACAAATCAGCGCTGCGATCTTCGAGACCCCGACGGTGCTCCATGCGGTGCAGCAGTTCAATGTCGTGGAGACCCAGACGACAATCACGTCCGAAGGCAAGCAGCACGTCGGGGAGATTTCGATGGTCTTCGACATGATCGTCTACCAGGAATACGGGCCGACGACGGGTGACCCGCTGACCGACATCCTGACCACAGGCACGGTCATCGGTGGGAGCGGGACGATCGCGCCCTCCTTCACGTTAGACATTTCCTCTCTGCAATCAACCTGACCACGAGGTGACCACCCATGATCGTCAAGCCACGAGAAGGGCTGCGCGTGCTCAGGCCTGATACCAAGCGCCCGCTGCCACCGGAGGGCATCGAGGTCCCGGACGGCGACCGCTACTGGACGCGCCGAGAGGCACAAGGCGATGTCGAAGTGACTGCCGCGCCAGAAGTGGCTGCTGAGCCCGAGCCAGCGAAGGAGTAGGCCATGTCAGGCACGATCAACTTCAAGTATTTCCCAGCGACAACCTGGCGTGTGCCAGGCTTCTACGCCGAGTTCGACGCATCCCAGGCAAACACGGCGCTGCCGGTCCAGCGGGCGCTGCTGATCGGACAGATCCAGAGCGCCGGCGCGGCGACGCCGAACCAGCCGGTACTGGCCTATTCACAGAGCCAGGTGGCGGCGCTCTGCGGAGCCAATTCGATGCTCTCGCTCATGTATCAGACCTATCGCGGGCAGGACGCATTCGGCGAGGTGTGGATCCTGCCGCTGGCGGACAACGGCAGTGGCGTGGCGGCTACCGCAACGCTGGTGGTCACCGGTCCGGCGACGGCGGCCGGGACGCTCTCGCTTTATATCGCCGGTATACTGGTGCCGGTGGCGGTCAGCGTCGGCGACACCGCGACGGTCATTGCCGCCAACATCGTCGCGGAGATGGCCACCGTCGCCAACCTGCCCTGCACCGGCGCCGCGGCGACCGGGACGGTGACGCTGACCGCGCTGCACAAGGGCGCCGCACAGAACGACATCGATCTGCGGCTGAACTACCGCTCCATCCGCAATGGCGAGGTCACCCCGCCCGGGGTTGGCGTCACCATCACCGCATTCGCCTCCGGCGCTACCAACCCTGTCCTGACCACCGCGCTCGCGAACCTGGCTTCGACCACGTTCGACTTCATCGCCGTGCCCTACACTGATGCTACCTCAATGGCGGCAATCACGTCGCTGCTGTCCGACCAGTCGGGCCGGTGGAGCGCGATCGAAGGGCTCTATGGTCACGCCTTCTACGCCTACCGTGGGACCGTCGGAGCGCGCTCTACCTTCGGGGCGGCGCTGAACAACCAGCACGAGACGGTGCTCGGCTACTACGACAGCCCGACCCCGGCATGGCTGGCGGCAGCAGACTGGGCCGGTGCGCACGCGGTCATCTACCGCACCAACCCGGCGATCGGCGTGGTGGGGCAGCCGCTTGCTCTGCTGGCGCCGCCGATCGCGTCCCAGGACACCCCGGCCGAGATGGATGTCCTGCTGTATGACGGTCTCAGCACATTCACCGTCGACCCGGCCGGGCAAAGCCGCATCGGGCGCTCGATCACCACATATCAGAGCAACGCGGCAGGCCAGCCGGACGACAGCTACCTGAACACCAACCTGCTGTTCCAGGCCATGTATGTTACGCGCTACCTGACTGCGAACGTGCTGACGCAGTATCAGAACAAGATCCTGATCGATGACGGCGCGAGCATCTCGGCCGGTTCGCCCG